TTCAGATACACACTTTGAACACTATATCAAAGATGGTGGTTATCAGACTATTCATAGAACTACAATATTAAATTATATAAAAAGTAAGAAACCTAATTTAATGAATTGTGTAGATGTAGGTTCACACATAGGTTTCTGGTCTAAAGATTTTACTGAACTTTTTAATCACACATATGCCTTTGATCCTATACCACAAGTAAGAGAATGCTATGAAAGAAATATTACAAATACTAATTACACATTATATCCTTACGGTTTAGGTAGAGAACAAAAGAATATATTAGTATTATATGACCCTAAAGAAACAGGTAATACACACTCCAGCGATAGAGGTAATTTAGATATAGAGATTAGAACTTTAGATAGTTTTGATTTAAATTTTATTGACTATATAAAGATAGACGCAGAAGGATATGAAATAGAAGCACTAATAGGTGCTAGAAAACTTATTGAGAAGTGTAAACCTTTTATACACATAGAGGCAAAAAAGAAAGTAATGGTAAAACAAAATATTACAATGAACGATATTGAAGATTATTTTAAAAGTATTAATTATAAACAAGTATTAACAATTAAATCGGAGTTATTATATGCACCTAGATAATGAAATAAAATTAGATTATAAAGATGTATTGTTGAAACCTAAACGATCAACATTATCATCAAGGCGTGATGTAGATATGACTCGTAAGTTTACATTTAAAAATTCAGGAGAAACATATGAGTGTTGTCCTATAATAGCATCCAATATGGATGGAGTGGGAACATTTAGTATGGCGAAAGTTATACAAGAGTATAAGATGATGACCACGATTACGAAGACAACAACAATAGACCAATGGAGAAAAGCAGTAGGTGAAGGTATTAAATTAAAGTATGTATCAGTATGTACTGGTACAGGTAAGTTATGGGATGATAATGCTGAAGATTATACTACAATGCAAGAAGTATTAAAGAGTTTTCCAGACATTAAATTTATTACAATAGATGTTGCAAATGGATATCATACAAACTTTTCAGATTTTATTAGTGTAGTTAGAAATGAGTATCCAGATAAAACTATTATTGCAGGCAATGTGGTGACAGCAGAAATGACTGAAGAATTAATTATACAAGGTGCAGATGTAGTTAAAGTAGGTATTGGACCAGGTAGTGTATGTACAACAAGAACAATGGCAGGTGTGGGTGTACCACAATTTTCAGCAGTAATGGAATGTGCTGACGCTGCCAATGGAGTTGGTGGACATATAATGGCAGACGGTGGATGTAATATGCCAGGAGATATTGCGAAAGCATTTGGAGCAGGTGCTCATTTTGTTATGTTAGGTGGTATGTTAGCAGGACATAATGAAAGTGAAGTAGAAAGTAAAAATGGTAAAAGAGAATTTTACGGTATGAGTTCCGATAGAGCAAGAGAAGTACACGGAAAACGAAAAGACGGTTATAGAGGTAATGAAGGTAGAGCAGTTATATTACCTGATAGAGGACCTGTTAAAGAAACAATAGAAGATATATTAGGAGGTGTTAGGTCAAGTTGTACATATATTGGTGCAAGACGATTGAAAGATATTCCTAAATGTGCTAGTTTTGTTAGATGTAACCAACCATTGAATACAGTATTTGAAAATTATGATTATAACACATAAATTAAGATGGAGTAAATGTTTATCACATCAAATTTTTCCACTTATAGAAAAAGGTTGGAAAGATGAAGATAAACCTATACACTTTTTTTGGGGATTAGCAGGTAGTAATATTGCTGACATTAGAAAATGTATGGAGAAAAAAGAAGAATGGTGGTTTATAGATACAGGTTATATATCAAAACCTATAACAAGATATCCTGAACCTAAAATATTAGACGAGAAAAGAACTTACTTTAGAATATGTAAAGGTAGTTTTCATACAAATATTGGTAGAGTAAATACACCTGCTAGAATAGAGAAATTAAGAAAATTAGGTATAGACGCTGAATTTAAAGGTTGGCGTGCTGACGATAGAGGTAAACATATATTAGTATGTCCATCATCACAAACAGTTACCTATCACCTTAATGGTATATCACAAGACGAATGGGTTGCAACAGCAAGACAAGAGATAAGCAAATATACAGATAGAGAGATTAGATTTAGAAACAAACCTAGACCAGGTAATGAATGGTGGAATACAGATATAAAAAATGATTTAAAAGGTTGCCACGCATTAGTTACCAATTATAGTTTATCTGCTTTTGACGCCTTATTTAATTATGTACCAGTATTCGCAGAAGGTAATAGTGTAATGGGTCCTGTAACTAGTAGAGATATTAAGAAGATAGAGAAACCATTAAAACCAGGTGGTAAAACTATGGAAGAGTGGTTAAAGTTTGTTGCAGAAAATCAATTTACACTTAAAGAAATAGCAAGTGGAGAAGCATACGAAATTTTGAGGTATCAAAATGAAAGTTAATATAATAGATAAATTAGGAACAGACCTATCAGTAGTAAATGCTGCTAGAGTATCATTTGCTAAAGTTAAAGATGTACTTGATGAAAAAGATGAGAAGTTAATTAAATACCTAGCAAAATTTGGACATTGGTCACCATTTGCTCACGCCTTTCTATCATTTAGAATTAAGGCACCAATATTTGTTGCAAGACAATTAGTTAAACATCAAGTTGGTTTAAGTTGGAACGAAGTGAGTAGAAGATATGTAGATGATAAACCAGAATTTTATATACCATTTATGTGGCGTAAGAGACCAGACAAGAGTATTAAACAAGGTTCAAGTGATGAAGAAGTTGAATATGATATTATGCACCTAATCAATGTTGCTAAAGAAACTTATAGTGATATGTTAGAAGATGGCATAGCACCTGAAATGGCCAGAATGGTATTACCACAATGTATGATGACCGAGTGGATATGGTCAGGTAGTGTATATGCTTTTAGTAGAGTATGTAATCAAAGAAATAAGAGCAATGCTCAATCAGAAACGAGAATGGTGACACATCAAATAACAAAACATATGGAAGACCATTTTCCAATTTGCAGTAAGTATCTGATAGATGGTTAATATAGTTTGTTTATATTGGGGAAACAAGTATAAATGGGAATATGTCCAAGTGTTATACAATATGACACAAAGACATTTAACCATACCTCATAATTTTATTATCTATACAGATCACACCAAAATGCAAAAATTGGTAAAAGGTGATAATGTAATAGTAAGAAAATTACCATTCCACGACTACGAAGGTTGGTGGAATAAACTTACTTTGTTTAGTCCTGAAGCAAACCTAGAAGGTGATTGTTTATACTTTGATTTAGATGTAGTTATTTTAGAAAATATAGATTGCTTTTTCACACACGAAAAACAATCACAAGTTGTATTAATGAGAGATTTCAATTTAACAACACAAGGGTTTAATTCAAGTGTAATGAGATTTAATAACGAAGTGATGACGCCAAATGTATGGTTACCTTACTTAAAAGAAAAGAAAAGATTTAGTAAATTACAAGGTGACCAAAATGTTATATCAGATTGTATCAAACAAACACCTGATAAATTTAAGTGTTTTCCAAATGAGTGGACTTTCTCTGCTAAATGGTATGATAGAGAAAATCCTAGGTTTCAAAAGTCCAGATGGACCTTTCAAAGGTTTCCAGATGCTAAAGTCGCAGTATTTCACGGTAAACCTGATCCTAACCAACTCGCTAATCCACACCCATACGAATCATATGACCCAAAAACGATAGAATGGGTCAAAAACCATTGGAAATAAAGGGTGTTCTCCTTTTGTTCTTTTCCATACATCAAAAAACCCTTTAAAATCAACACTTATTAGTGCTTGACTTCCTTGACCAGTATGATAAGATATACAGTATATGAAAAACAAAACAATCACAAAAGAAATTAATTTAAAAACTCACAAATGGATAAAATCACCTTTTAATAAAGGATATGTATTAGTTTCTAAAGAGTATTTAAAACAATTTAACACTAACAAAGAGGACAAATAATATGGGACAAGTGAAACAAATGGCAATGGACAATGCTGAAAAAGCAGTTGATACTATAATTGATAAATTAAAAGATGGTCAAATTGACCTAGATACTGCTAAAACAGATATTTTAAAAGTTGATAATGTTAATATGACAGGAATTGATGAAGATAATGTTGACGAAGTAATACAGGAGATTGCATAATAATATGAGTACAGATAAATTTACAAAAACAGATTCAAATATCTTTGTTGAAGGTAAACCATTAAACGAATATGTTAACGGTGAAACTTTTAATGTATGTTATTTAAGAGAATATATGGATCCTGAAAACGAAGGTGATTTTTTCTATGCTTATGAAACTGTATATAGAAATGTACCTAACAAGTTTAAAAACAAATTTTTAACAGACAAAATGAAGATGAAAATTCTTAAATTTTGTGATTGGAATTATAAAGAAATGGCAAAGAACTTTGCTAACACAACTAGAATTGAATTAATTCCTGAAAACAAATACTATCAAACTTATGAAGATGTATTTGGTGATGTTGCTACAGACAATAAAGATATGTTTAACGATTATGGACAAGGATATGCTAGATCATCATTAAGAAAAGATTTTAATCCAAAATTAACTAAAAAGAAAATTAAATTTACCAAGTATGCTTGGAGTAATAAAAAAGTAAACTAATGAAATATAACGAAGACAAAATTATAAAAGAATTAACAGATTATATAAAATCAACCTATACTGAACATTATAGTACAACGAAAGACGGTTTTCAAGTACAAGATATGTTAAGACATTTAGGTATTGATAAAGATTTCTGCCAGGCAAATGCAATTAAGTATTTGGCAAGATTCGGTAAGAAGAACGGCAGAAACAGAAAAGATTTATTAAAAGCAATTCACTATATCATATTGCTATTGAGTAGTGAAGAAAAAAAAGAGAAATGGTCAGTTGACGGTTTCTTAAACAAAAAGGAGGACTAATGGCAAAAATAGATACAGATGTATATGTAAATAAAGAAGATATAGGTAAAAACTTATATAGAAATAAAACATATTATACACTTTGCATAGAACAAGATGTTCTGGCAAAAAACCAAGATGAGGCAGATAACCTGTTTTCAGATAATGGAGGAATAGATCATTCCAAAATTGGTAAAGATATAACAGACGCTAAAAATGGAGTTGAAACTTATATGGTTGACGCTAACTATACAGATTCAGGTAAAACTGAATTTATTGGTAAAGTAAAATATGATGATGATACTTTTACTCAAACCTTGGAAGAGGCAGTTGAAAATGAAGATGTTTATATTGATACTTATGCTGATGAAGATGAACCTTTACAGTTAACTAAAATTAAATTAGTATTACCAGACACAAAAGTTGACTATGGTGACTTAAAAGAACCAATGACACCTGAAGAAGAAGATAAAAATGCTGGTATAGTAAGAGATAAAGATGGTAATGTTTTACCAGAAACTACTGTTCCAGAAAAAGCATTAAACGATTATGTTAAAGAAAAGGCAGAATCAGATATTGATATTGCAATCAATTTAGAAAACGATTCAAAATTAGGTAAGTAATGGACATAAAAGAGATAATAGAACAAGTAAAAACTGCTATAGATAAATTGGATGGTGCAAATAACTATTCAGATAAGAGTACAATAGCGGATGCTAATGATGTTTTAAAGACATTATTAATACAACTGAAAGTTGCAAATAATGGGTGATGTACTACTCGTGGACGACCTGAATCGTCAATCCTCGGTCATCCTCGGAAGACTAATACCTATAAAATCGTTGATTTTACTCACTTTTTTAATGCTTGACAAAAGCAACGATTTATGATACTATTAATGAATAAACTAACAAAATAAGGGAGAAATACTATATTATGACATTTAAATACGATAAAGAGAATTTATTTAAAGAGTTTGAAGTTGCAAAACAAAAAGACATCAAACTATCCAAGAAAACAGAACAAGAAGATAAAGAAGACGATATTTACAAAAATAGAATACAATTTTTTAAAGAACATATTGCTCTTAAACAAGAACATCCAGAATATTATTCAGATTTGAAGATTAATTTTGATAATCTTCTTTCAACATATTTAACAACAAGTCCTAGAGATACTTTCTATATGAAAGTTTTTGGGAAATCTTATGCTGAGAAAACAGCAGAATCAGTTCCAATGAGTGTTAACGATTAATGAGTGATTTTTATACAGAATATTTAAAAAGTAATAACAAGAGAACAAAGTTAGAACAAAAATTAGATGAATATAATCATACTATGGAATTGATTAGAACAATCCTTCCAGTTGTAATAATAATATTACAGGTAATTATATTGGTAAAAATTATATGAAATTACAATCAATAATAAGGAGTATATAATGAAGAAACTATTATTAGTAATTTTCTTCGTGTTTGTTTTCAGTTTTCAAAAATATGCTGAATCAATCGCAGAAGAAACAACAACTATGGCAGATGAAAATATAGTAGTCGCTAAAGTTAATAGTGTAGTTGAGTCTACACAAACTTGGATAATCAATGAGAAGGAAAAGACCATTGAATATCAAAAGAAATCTTGGGCAGATGGTAAATTGCAGTTGCAAAATACTTGGTTCAAGTTAACGAGTTGGATAAAATAATGTTTGGTGATTTTGTATGTACAAGTGCTAATGATGGCACAACATATTTTAGACCTGTAACTGCTAGAGCACAAACACTCTGGCAGGAACAAAACTTTAATAGATTTGTAATAGATAATAATGAGGACTTTTACATTGTTAAAAGTGTAGATAGTCAGAAAATTTGTGATGAGATTAGAAAAAATAATTTTGAGTTTACTAGTTAGTTTAACACTAACAAATTGTGCTAATATAAACCGATCTGAAGTCGGTGCAACATTAGGTACGGTGACTACTACAGCAATGTGTGTGGAAAACGGAGTAACCGATCCTTATATAATTGCTGGGTGTGCTGTTGCAGGTGCATTTGCTGGTGCCGAGATTATGTACAAGTCAGATTATGATGTACACAATGCAATATTTGTAGATCATTTAAACAATGGTCCAACTACACAAAGTTATACAAATTGGTATAATTCAGAAACAGGTAACTCTGGCATAATTAAAGTGACCAGATCATACCTTGAAGGTCCATTTAAATGTAAAGACTATGACGCTACGATTGATATAACAAATCAATGGCCGCTCATTGGTGTAGGTGGAGTTAATAGAAAAGTTGTGTTTGGAACTGCTTGTCAGTTGCCAGATGGAAGATGGATAGAGAAACCGTAATGATGGATCCGAAATATAGAGTAATAATGTATGCTACTTTAATAATGATTACTGTACTATTATGTATGGAAATGGCGTGGGGTTGTGTAGATTGTGATTTAAATAAAAAGGCATTTGAAAAAAATATAAAAGTAGTATCAGTTGAAGGTGATATTGATACAATTAATTATGATAAAGTAACCGAGATATTAGAAAAATTAGAAAAAACTGACAATGGAGTTTATTACGATAAGATTAAAACAATAGAACCTGAAAAAGTTGATGGACAATATTGTTATATTAAAATTGTTATTAAACAAAAAGGTAATACTATTGTTAAAGAAGAAATTTTGGAGTGTGCCGATGGTAGAAAGAAGTTTGATGGACCAAGTTATTGGGAACTATTTGCTGAATTTTACTACCGAGATATTTACACTCCTGAATACTGCCGATATTATAGTCGGCCAAATCACGCTTTTAAGTCGTTCGGAAAAGTGTGTATGAATAAGAACGGTGAATGGGAGGTAAATTAATGATTAAAACTATAATCATAATAGGACTCTTTGCCATTATTGTAACTCAAACCAATATAGGTCTTGCTGATATGCTTGACTATGTTGAAGTGGCGCTTGACAAATTACAACAGATGGTATATACTATGAGAAGGAGTGTGTAAAAGTATATGAAGAAACATATAAAACTATTATCAGTTTTAGCAATGTCAGTATTGCTGACTAATTGTGCTGGTAATTATAAGATAAAGTCAGAATCAAGTAATGTTGTTGACAAAGTACCAAGTTGGTATATGGCAGACATTAATGAATCAAAGGCGTGTGATAGAAAAATCTTTGGAAAAGACAAAGATAAAGTCTGTATCTACGGAGTAGCAACAGCAGTATCGCCAGACTTAAACCTTGCAATAGAGAAGGCAAAAATGCTTGCAAAAGCGGAACTTGCCGACATTATTAAAGGTGAAATGAACAAAGAATCAAAACAATTTATAACTGAACTTGGTAAGACGGAAACGAAAACTATTGTATCAGAAGTAGAATCTGTTCTGGTTAATGTCATAAAAGATACCGTAGTAAGAGGATATGAAATCTTTGAACAGGATGTAACCTTAACAAAGAATGGATATTATCGTGCTTGGATCGGGTTAAGACTTCCAATGGGTGAGTACAATAAAATGTACAATTTCACTATTGCAGAAGCGGTTGACGCCTATAATCTAAAGACAAAGGCGAATATCGCCTATGAAAAACTTGTAGGTAATGACAATGACAATAGTAATATACAGTAAAAATAACTGTCAATATTGTACCAAGGCGAAAGGTTTATTAAATAAACTTCGCCTTGACTACACAGAAAAAAAATTAGAAGAATTTGAATCAGTTGAGAAGATGTTAGAAGACATTGGAAAAAATGTTAGACAAATGCCACAAATTAAAATAGATGATAAGTTAATTGGTGGATATAATCAACTTGTAGAACATTTTGAACTACAAGGGAAAGTGAATTACAAAGGTGAAGTCCAGTAGTAGTATGGCAAAAGATAAAGACAAAGATAAAATTATCCAATTTCCAACAAATAGAATTATACATCAAAGAACTAAAGAACTTAATGAACAGAAAAGGAAAATGGGTGAGAAGGTTGCAAAAGCATTCCAAGATCAACAAACTAAAAGATTTGTTGAAACTGCCGTTGATGATATTAGTATGGGATTATTAAAACAATTTGTAAATTTATCAATGAAAACACAATTACCAAATTTCACAAAAGATTTAGCATTATTAGTAGATATGTTGCGTGGTTTGATTTATAGAGATTTTGGAGTAAACCATCCTGCTCAAAAATTATCAGATAAAATGGTTAAGGTGACAACCAATAGAGCAGGTACAATGTCAGCAAAAATAGATTATTCAGATGTAGTTGATAAACCTAAAAAAACAAAACCTATTTCTGGAGATGTTAAAAAAGAATTAAAGGATCTAAATGATACAGCAGGGTTTTTTGAACCCGATGGAGATTTAGATGACTAAAAAGAATTGCACACAAGCAATCGCCGTGTCTGGTTGTAAAATTGACGGAAAGAGAGGATTAAACACAGATGTTTAATTTTTTAAATAATAATAAAGGAGATGAAGATATGGCAAATGCTAAAACTTCAAAAACTATTAAGATCAGAAACCTGTTCAATACAGGTGTTGATGTTACTTGGCAAACGCTAAGAAACAGATTTGATCTTAAATCTCCAGCCGCTATGGTTGGAAAATTAAGAAACGAAGGCGTAATGATTTATGAAAATAGATCAGCACACGGAGTTTCTTATAGAGTTGGTACACCTTCAAAAGCAATTTTGATCGCTGGTATGAACAAAGTGTTTGGTAAGCAAGTCGCTTATTCAGCATAATAAAACTAGGTATAGGGCGGGTAGTTCCGCCCTTGCCGTTAACAAAATTTATGACAAAAAAAAGTACAAAAAAAATAGTTGATGACGATTCAAAACAACAATTAATCTGTAATGATTTCCACGAATGGACAATGGCACAGATGTTAGAGTATAAACCAGTATTAGTATTGATGACTATATTAGGTCAGACAATAAAAATAATGAAAACTACAATGCCACCTGCTGAATTTGAAGCACTTATGGAAACTATGTACACAAGTAAGGATAAAGTTGAACCGTTTACGAAACCAACGATTAATTAATATGGATCACTCTTTAATAGGATTAGGAATTATTGGATGTTTATTAACCGTAATTGGATTTGGTATTGCTTTACATATAGGAAGTAGAGCAAATAAACCAAAAGAAAAATTAACAACAGTACAACAATCATTAAAAGATTTATGGAACAAATAAGAGAAAATCATAAGAGAACAATAAAAACTTTAGCAGAGAATAGAAGTGAGAAGATGACTCGTAAGGTTGATAAAGACGAGTACCAAGACCTTGCTGATTGCATAAGAATGGAACAAGTATCTGCTCCAGAGATCGCAGAAATATTTACAGACAAAGCATTTTACAAATGGTATAAAAAGAAGTACCTATGATCCTAGTTGACCTCAATCAGGTGTTAATATCAAACCTTATGGCACAAGTTAGAGGCAAAGGTGATGTTAAACCTAATAGAGAAATGATTAGGTATATGGTACTAAACTCATTAAGAGGTTTCAATGTAAAACACTCACACGAATGGGGTGATATGGTTTTATGTGCTGACGCAAAGGATCCTTGGCGTAAAGACTTCTTTCCTAGATATAAACACAATAGAAAATTACAAAGACAAGATGGTCCATTTGATTGGGAAAACATATTTAAAATACTAACAGAAATTAGAAATGAAGTTAGAGATAACTTTCCATATAAAGTAATATATGTAGAAAATGCTGAGGCAGATGATCTAATTGCTACGATTGTAAGTTTAAGAGAAGAAGAAAAGTATTTAATCATATCTGGTGACAAAGATTTTATTCAATTACAACATTATGGTGATGTCTACCAATGGTCGCCATTATTAAAAGGTTTTATAGGTGAGCAAGAGGATGCAGTTAGATTTTTAAAAGAACAGATTATCAAAGGTGATAGATCAGACGGTGTTCCTAATATATTAAGTGATGATGAGGTATTTGTTAGAGGTGAAAGACAGAAACCTATAAAAGCAAAACAACTAGAGGAATGGTGTAATGTAGATAACATACCTTTAGGGTCAGAAACAAGAAAACACTACAATAGAAATAAGAAACTAATAGATTTATCGCAGATACCAAAAACGATAGAAACTAATATTATAAATACATATAAGAACTATAAAGTAAAAGACAGGTCGCTCCTGTTACCTTATTTTATAGATAAAAAATTGAAGTCTTTGATAGATAAAATTAATGACTTTTGAAATGGAGTAAATTATGGCTATAACAACCGCAAGAGATATACAGATGAGTACCGAAGGATCAGGTGCTCCTACAGCAGATGAAATCTTTACACAGATTAATAATGCTAAAGACAAACCTAAAAAGATCGCTATTTTAAAAAGATACGATAACAAACCAATGAGGCAATTACTAAAAGCTGCCTTTGATCCTAAAATCAAATTTGATTTACCAGAAGGTAATCCACCTTATATTAAAAATGAGGCACCTGTTGGCACGGAACATAATAGTCTTGCTATGGAAGCAAGAAAATTATATCACTTTATCGTGGGTGGCAATAACACAATAAACAAGTTGAAAAAAGAAACTATGTTTATTCAGATGTTAGAAGGATTACACGAGAAGGACGCTGAAGTCCTAATGGCAATTAAGAATAAAAATCTTAATAACATTTACAAAGGTTTAACCGCACAAATGGTTAAAGAAACCTTTGGTTGGAATGACGATTTTGTTAGAATCAACAAATAATACGCATATATTTTAAGGGTGTTCACGCTTTGTTCTCATTAGAACACCCTAAAAACCCTTTAAAATCAACACTTATTAACGCTTGACTTTACTAGTCAAATGTGTTACTATAAATAGTATAGAAAATTGAATTGAAAGGATAACATTATACATTATGAGAAAACAATTTTTAATAATATTTATAGTATTTACCTATATTTGGTCGTGGGCAATATTTAATGCCGTGAATGCAGATGATAGGATAACTACTACAACTGGTCACATTATAGTTGAAACTGTAAAAGGAACTGATATAGACCAGATGAAGATTATAGAATCTGAACTTGAGCATATTATGAAGAATCTTGCTTTAGAAGTGATACCACTTTTAGAAGCAGCATTACCTTTAATTATGGATAGAGTTATGACAGATTTGAGATTAGAATTAGATAAACAACACAAATGTTTATTGCTTAAAGACTCTAAAATTAAAGACAAAGATTGTAGTTAATATGATTGAAATATTTGAAATATTTTGGTCGGCACCTATTGAATTAAGAACATTAATCCTTGGGTGCATAACAATAGGAGTTATACAACATTACAATGACCACAAAGAGAAAACCAAACAGAAAAAATATGAGAATTAAGAAGGTTCTCAAGCGAGAGTTGGTGAGCAATAGAAAATACAAAACAACTTATAAAGATATTAAGAAATATTTTAAGTTGATTAATAAATCTATATTTAAAAACATACTTATGCCTTTTAATGATATACAGTTAAAAGAATTAAAATGGCAAAAATGTTTTGGTCAAGTTGTACAATGGGAATGGAAAGGCAAGGGTACTTGTCAATTTCATTTAGAAATGTTGCCATATTACAGAAATAAAAAAGAATTTGTGGACACATTAGCACACGAAATGGTACATCTTTATCAAATGAATTATGCAGGTGATACAGGTAACCATAACAGATTATTTTATAGTTTTAGACCGAAGTTAAATAGAATCGGTATAGATATATAATAAAAGAAAGTTATATTATGGGTAGAAAAGTGAAAGAATTGGATCCTTATATTAAAGGTAGAGTAGGTGAGGCATTGATACAATTAGGTCAACTTATAAAACCATCTAATTTATCAGGCACAAGTAAATTATATTATACAGGTCAATGGGCAAAAGATATTTACGATAATTATACATTTAAACAAGCAGAAGTTATATTTAAGAAAGTAGAAAAACTTAAACCACAATTAACTTTTTATCAATCAAAACTAGAATCATTTAAAGACCACGAAGGTAAAGAGTGGACAGGATACGATTATTATGCCACAAAAAATTAATACTAAAAAAATTATAGACAAGTCTTGGTTTTATACCAAAATATTATTTGGTCTAATGATTATATCTGCTATTGCGTTTGGATATGGTACATTTAAACCTAATAACATTGCTATTAAAAATGTAACTCAACAAACAGAAGAATTTTATTTACAAAAAATACAAGATTTAGATTTAAGAGAACCTGAATTTTCATATATCAATGATATTCAATTTGTAAGAGCAATGCACAAATGTATTGACTATGTAAATTTCACAACACCTAAAAAGTTTAGAGTACCTTATGAAATGATTATAGGTCAGGCCGCACTAGAGTCTGGTTGGGGTAAGAGTAGATTTGCTACCGAAGGAAATAATTTATTCGGTATTAGAACTTGGACAGAAACAGAACCACATCTATTACTAATGGGTGTAGAAAAGTGGCCAGGTTGGGGAGTAAGAATATTTGCTAGTAAATGTGATAGTGTAAAAGAATATATTAGAATTTTAAATACACATCCTGCTTATAAAGAATTTAGAGAATTAAGACAATCAATGATAGATCAAAATAGACAATTAGATTCTATCGTTTTAATCAAAACTTTAGATAAGTTTTCAACAACACCAGATTATGACCAGAGAGTCATAAGAATGATTAAAAGAATAAGAAAATTAGAAGAAGACAATAAATAATCAAATGGTTTTAACTATATTAACTTTTATATCGGCGATAAGCATATCTTTAATTGCTGCTGGATATTCTATTATAGGACTGGCAACATTATTTGCTGGTGCTGCTATACCTATTATTGCAATGGGTTCCGCACTAGAGGTAGGTAAGTTAGTTGCTGCCACTTGGTTGTATCATAATTGGCGATCAGATGTACCTAGACTTTTAAAGACATATTTATTTACATCAATAATAGTATTAGTATTCATAACATCAATGGGTATCTTTGGTTTTCTATCAAAGGCACACCTAGATCAAGTTAGACCAACAGGTAATAATGCAGTACAAATATCATTAATAGATAAACAAATAACGCAACAGAATATTATTATAGATAGAGCAGAAAATACACTTGATAGATTAGACGCTGCTTTAGATGTTTATATAGCAAAAGAATATGTTAGTAGAGGACTTAAAGAAAGAAAAAAGCAGAAAGAAGAAAGAGAATTTTTAAATAATGAGATAAGAGTTGCAATGGATGAAATTGCTAGACTTATAAATGAGAAAAGTGATATTGAAATAGAACAATTAAAAATAGAGGCAGATGTAGGACCACTTAAATATGTTGCAGAATTAATATATGGTGAAAATGCAAAAGATCATTTTGATAAGGCAGTTAGGATTGTAATATTAGTATTAATATTTGTATTTGATCCACTTGCAGTATTACTATTGATTGCTGCTAATATATCATTGAAACAATGGAGAGATAAGCGAAATGAAAAGAAAAAAATTAAAGAAGATGAAGATAAAGCGAAGAAGAAACAAAAAGATTGGCAGACGGAATCTATTAACGCAAAAGCTAGAGCGAAAAACTACCGAGATAAGCAAAAAATTTATAAAGACTTTTTTGCAAAACTAGGTAAAAGAGAATTAACGAATAGAGATTATGAACAATTTTTTAACAAAATGGGATCAGAAGAACTTAAAGGTCTAGGTTTGGATCCAGATGAGATAAGACTTAAACTAGATCAGATAATGGAGTGGAATGACCCGAATAATAATCCTAATAAATAGTTTACTAATATGAAAATAATAGAATGGCATAAAGGAAGAGTTGCTTGGTTTAAAAGAAAAACTGGCGTATCTGATTATGGATTACTTTGGTATACATTTATCAAAGGTGTTATAATCGGTATAGTAATTATGCTATTAACTGGTTGTGGTACAGCACCAGCGTGGTTAGCAACAGGTACAGGTGCGTATTCAGAATATAAAGTAATAACATTTAGTAAAGCAGGTGTAGACCTTTCTTTATCGGCGGCAGATTTGCCTACAACCAATGACTTTGTATTGTCTAAAATTACAGGTTATGATTGTAGGATTAGTAGAGTATTGGATGAGAAGAAATTAGAGGCGATTTGTGAGAACATAAAGGTGTTCCCACCAGAAGAAACTAACATTGACAAACAGGACAAAAAGTGATAGTATATATAGAAGTAGAATCAAATAGAGGAAACAATGAATAAAATATTAATAGTATTAACAAGTATTATTCTTATGGGTTGTTCAGTTACAAATCCAAAATTATCATTTGGTAAAAAATGCGTAGAAAAAGGTGACCAGGTTCACTATTCTTATGTATGGATATATGATAAAAATGCTGGATTAGTAGCAGATGAAATAACTTGTGAATTAATAGACAAGAAGTAAAATGCTTTATACAAAGCAAAGACAAGACCAATTGATTAAAAATGCTGAATCAATGATGAGTAAGGCACAATCAAAATGGGCAACTATGTTCTGGACAGGTGTTTGGAAACAGTTGTGTATTAAATTTAATAGAGTAAATTAAATGATTAAAAATTTATCAAAAGAAACAATTAAGATATTAGAAGATAATAAACTTACCAATATCTATTCACCTGAAGACCAGGTAACAATGCAAAAGACAGAAGAAAAACCAAAAGATAATATTGAAGAAAATATTAAATGGGTTTTAAAAGATAAAGTTGCTCCTGCTGTTGCTCAACATAGTGGTAAGATAGAATTTATTTCTTATAATGAAGGTGTATTGAAATTATTAATGGCAGGTAGTTGTTCAGGTTGTGCTATGTCTAAACAGACACTTGTACAAGGTGTGGAAAGAATGATGAAACATTATGTACCAGAGGTACACACAATTGAAAGTGAAGATGACGAAACAGCAAAAGAACAAGGATATAATCCGTGGATGCAATAAATGATAAGTACGGTGTTCCTACGGACGAAGACTTTAAAGAACACGCTGATAAGGAACAAAAAGAATTGGAGGAGTCAATGAAAGAATCATTTAGACAAAGGGATGAAAGAAAAGCAAGAGAACAATGGAAAAAATTGGAAGAAAGTGGTAAACAAATTAGACCATATACTAAATTAGAAGAACAGATATTAAGAGCAGGATTAAAGGATGTCAACTAAAACAACTGAAAATATGGTGCAGTACAGCGGTGTTGGAAACACTGGAGTAAAACCTAAATGGGATGGCAAAAGTAGAATACCTACTGACCAGTACAAAAAGAATTATGATGAAATCTTTAAAAAGAAAAAAGAAACAAGAACGAGGAAAAATATACGAAAGAAATCCTGATACAGGAGTTATTCGTTGGAGATATACAGACGAGTCGCCAGATAAATTTGGTTGGCCGAACTACGGTAGAATATTGAAGGGCAAGATTCCTCAATTGAAAAAGGAGTGAAAAATGAAACAGAAAATAATAGACGCAGTAAGAAAAAACGCTGAAGGTAATATTGCAAAAGCAAAAGCAAACTTGGATGTATTTTTAAATAATCCAGTTGGTGTTGCAACGCATATGGATTCAGTTGAAACAGTTGTCAAAGAATTAAAAGTCATTGCAGATAACAAAGAGATTATTGAAACTTTAGATGACATTTAAAATAAAAAAAGTAATTGATTGGATATTATATAAACAAATACCTGCTTGGGTATTAATTGTAGCAGTAGTTATTTGGATATTAATATAAATGCCAATATATACATTTTTCAATAAGAAAACCAAGAAAGAATATGACGATATGATGTCCATATCAGATATGGAATCATATTTGCGTAAGAATAAGCATATTACACAGGTATTGCAACCAATAAATATAGTTAGTGGTACAGGAGGTATCAAAACTGATTCAGGTTGGAAAGATAATCTATCTAGGATTGCAGAAGCACATCCTACAAGTCCACTTGCCGATAGGTATGGCAAGAAATCAATCAAACAAATTAAAACACAACAAGCATTAAAGAAGAACAAACAAAGAATAGCAAGTAGAAGGAAAAAGTAATGGCAAAAGATATACCAGATTATATGCGAGAGTTTGATACTTCGGAAGATTGGGGTTTTACTCCAGTTACATCTAAACCATCAGACACACCGAGCATTGATCCTAAAGTAGTAGAAGGAACAAACATTGAACTATCTAAAGTTAAATCAGATGTTGGTGATATAAAATCAATGATGAATGAGATTATGCAGATAGTCGCTGAAAAAGATACCATTACAAAAGATATATCAGATGAAGATGTAAAAGCAAGATTTAAAGATATTGAAAAGATTGTATTGCCGTTTTTATACAATTTATCTAAATCAGATGAACCATATATACATTGGCCGAATAGAGGACCAATTATTAAGGCACAAATAGAGAAAATATTAAAACTTACAAGGGGGTGATTTATGTCGCTTAAGGCGAATCATAAAGAACTAAAGAAAGAAGTAAATGAAGCAAATACAGTTAGAAAAACAAACCGAGGTCCAAAGAGTTGGGCAGAATTAAGAACCTTGAAGAAATTAAAATTAAAAGCAAAGGATAAATTAAATGCAACTAAGCAAAAACTTTTCGCTTAAGGAGATGACCAAAAGTCAGACCGCCGAAAGGCACGGTTTGACAAATAATCCTAGTGAGGATCATCAGGATAATCTCAAAAAACTATGCGAGAAAATACTACAACCAATTAGAGATCACTATGGCAAAGTAGTATCAGTATCAAGTGGGTACAGGTCTCCAGAGTTATGTGTTAAGATAGGATCAAGTTTAAAATCACAGCACGCCAAAGGACAGGCGGCGGATTTTGAAATATTTTCTATCCCTAT